TTCAGAGGTGATGGTTCAAACTCTTTAAACAATATTATGGATACAGGTGAGTCAATCACTGTTGCCTTTTTGACAACAAACACTGGTACACCTTATTACAATAATGCAGTTACAATTGACGGAGGTTCAGTAACTCCAGAATGGTCAGGCGGTTCTGCGCCAACAGCTGGTAATGCTAACTCTGTCGATGCTTATACATATACAATTATTAAAACTGGTGACGCTGCGTTTACAGCGCTTGCAGCACAAACACAGTTTGCGTAATAAATTAGGAGGAGAAAGAGCATGCCAATATTAGGATCATTCGGTGCAGGAGCAGCAAAAGGTTTCGGTTTAACTATGGCCGGAAAGAAAATTGAAGGTATTTCATTTTTCGTTTTAGCTGGTGGCGCCGGTGGCGGTACAAATCAGGGAGGCGGCGGAGGAGCCGGCGCAGACGGCGGAGGCGGCGGCGGAGGCGGATCCGGACGAATCGTTTTAAGAGGCCCATCTGATCTTACATGGACTGTAGCTCCTGGAACTAATTCAACGTCAACAGCACCTGACGGATCAAAAGTTGCTAACTTTACAGTAACTGGAACGGCATCGTTTGCGTAATGAAATATTTTGCTAAATTAGATCTTAACAATACTGTTATCAACGTCATTCAATGTGATGATGATGCTACAGAAGAATCTATGAATATCCTACTAGGACACACTCACAAGGAAACTTGGAAGGATGGGTCCCAAAGACAGCGTTATGCTCAAATGGAGGGCACGTATGACCCAGCAAAAGACGTATTTATAGACTACAAAACATACCCAAGCTGGAGTTTAGACTCTAATAACGAATGGCAAGCTCCTGTTTTATACCCAAGCTCAACAGCGTGGGGAGCAGATGACGATGTATATCCAATCCAATGGGATGAAGACAATCAAAGATGGTATGGTTCAGCTAGAACTGCAGGCACTTCTTTAATATGGGATTCTGCTGCAACTACTTGGGTAGTCGGATAGTTTTATATTCTTGCTTAATTGACTGATTAAGCTATTATATCAAGAAAGAGGATGAAAGATGAATTTACAATATAAGTATTGGTATTTTGAAAAAGCATTACCCTCATCATTTTGTAATGATGTTATAAAACATGCATTAGCTAAAAAAGACGAAAAAAAAGGCGGTACTTTTGGTATTGATACTCGTAAAAAACTTACTAAAAAACAATCACTACATCTTAAAAAACATAGAGATTCAAACATTGTTTGGTTAACAGATCAATGGGTTTTTGATGCTATTATTCCTTTTGTTAACACTGCTAATAAAAATGCAGGGTGGAATTTTGAAATAGAAAAAGCAGAAAATATTCAATTCACTATTTATAATAAAAATCAATATTATAATTATCATCGAGACTCTAATATTATTCCTTACGATAACCCTGAGAATCCAGATACTCATGGCAAAATTAGAAAACTATCTGTAACAGTTTCTTTAAATGATGCTACTGAATACAAAGGAGGAGAGTTAAAATTTTTAGATCATAAAAAAGACCCCACTAAATTAAATCAACTAACATGCAAAGAAATAAAAAGACAAGGGTCTTTAGTTGTTTTTCCGTCTTTTCAATTTCATGCTGTAACACCTATTACTAAAGGCATAAGATATTCTTTAGTTATGTGGTGCCTAGGGAGGCCTTTTAAATGAAAAATTATATCTTTTTAAATGGTATGCCAAGAGCAGGTAATACTTTGTTCGGCTACCTAATGAATAAACACCAAGACATAGCAGTAACAGCTAACTCTGTTTTACCTGATGTCCTACTTCAATTATATAGAATTAAAGCCGGTGAAAACTTTCATAATTTTCCTGACGAAAAATCTTTTGATAATATGTATAAAAAAATATTTGATAATTATTTTGAACATTGGAAACAAAATAATATTTTAATTAGAGGACCTTGGGGTACACAAGGCAATCAAATTTTATTAGATTCTATAACACCTAATAACCAAAAACATATAATTTTATATAGACCTTTACATGAATGTTTAAATTCATTTGTATCTTTAATTCCTAAAGAAAGAAGAAATATAGAACACTTTGCAGCTGAGAAGTTAAGTAACTCAGGCTCATTAGGAAAAGTATTAATGGCGTGTAAATATCTTCAAACAAGAAAAAATTTTATTGTAGTTCATTATAAAAATTTAATTAAAAACCCTGAAAAAGAAATAAAAAGAGTATTTAAATATTTAGGTTTAAAATATACTAAAGTTAATTACAAAGTTACAGGGCAGTTTGAAAATAATGGAGTTAAGTATAATGATGAAATCTTTAGAGATGTAGGTGGACCAGAGGTCCCTCTACACAAACTAACTTTAGGCACACCAAGAAAATTAAAAAGTAAAAACGTATTACCTCCACATATTATTAAAAGGTGCAAAGATTTAGATGTCTTTTAAAGATAGAGGATATAATATACAAAAAAATATAATAGACAGGCAGTTAGCTGATTTTCTATATTCTTACTTACAGTTAAAAAGAAAAGTATTTCATACTCTCTGCGATATGAATTTAATTTCTCCTTACAATTTAGATTGGGGAGGATTAGGAGATCATATGTTCCCAGATACATTTGCTATATATGGAGATACAGCTATGGATAATTTAATAGCTTTTTTAAAAAAGAAAGTAGAAACACAAACAAAATTAAAACTAGTAGAAAGTTATAGCTACGCTAGACTTTATAAAAAAGGAGATGAGTTACATAAACACACAGATAGAAAAGGATGTGCGGTATCTTTAACAATAAATTTAGGTGGAGATAAATGGCCTATATTTCTGTTAGATAAAAAAGGAATCTCAACAAGTATTAGTTTAAATCCAGGTGATGCAGTCCTATACCAAGGTAGAGATTTACCTCATTGGAGAGAAAAATTTAAAGGTAAGATATGTGGTCAATTGTTTTTACATTATACTTTACCTGATGCACAACATTTATATGATACTCGAAAACATATAGGGTTACCTAATTCTGCATCTATGAAAGGAAAGAAAAATTAATGAAGGTATTTAAAAATTTATTACCTGTACAACAACAAGACTATTTAGAAAACATAGTTAATCATGATGGGTTTCCATGGTTCTTTTATGGAAATGTAATCTATGACAGGAATGAAAAATTTGAAAAACATAAAAATATTACTGAAACATATGCTTGGATTCATACTTTATATTTTCAACCTAAAGGAGCTAACTCAGAGTTCTTTGATAGATTTAAAATTATTCTAGATGCTTTTGCAGAAAAACAAAAAGTAAAGATTACAGAAATGTTAAGAGTTAGAATTAGACGTACATTTTATTGTAAAGGACATACGTTAAAAAAATATAACTATCCACACGTAGATTTAGCAGACTTAGAAAAATATAAATCTTTAGTATATTATTTACATGATTCAGACGGAGATACTATCATGTTTAAAGAAAAACATAATAAAGATTATCCTAATTTTTACGATAAAACTAAACTTACTATCGCTAAAAAGAATACTCCTAAAAAAGGATCTGCTCTTTATTTTGATGGAGATACATATCATGCAGGTAACTCACCTGTAGAACATACATATAGAACTGTAGTCAATTTTGATTTTAGAATAAATGAATAATTTTATAGGTCAAAGCTATATAAATAAAAACTTATGTGACAAGTTAATTAATTATTTTGAAAGTAGTAATAAAAAATTTAAAGGAAGTTTTTTTATGGGATCAGACCTTACTCCAACCTATGATCCTAAGAAAAAAGAAACCATGGAAATAATATTTAAACAACAAGATACTACTTTATTTGATGACTATATGTCAGAACTAACAAAGTGTTTAGATAAATATAAGAAAAAGTATTCTTATTGTGATAGAGGCCAAGAGCCTTGGGGTTTAGAACTATGGCCAAAGATACAAAAATATAATCCTAAACAAGGTTATCATATATGGCATAATGAAAATAGTGGTAGCCGAGCTACATATAAAAGACATTTAGTATTTATGACTTATTTAAATACCGTAATCAATGGAGGAGAGACAGGCTTCTGGGACCAGAAGGTAAAGATAAAACCTAAAAAAGGATTGACTTTAATTTGGCCTGCAACTTGGACTCATACTCATAAGGGTTATCCCCCTACAAAACAAGATAAATATATTGTAACTGGTTGGTGGCAACATGAAGGTATATAAGAATTTTCTACATGGATATCTATTAGGCAAAATACAAGTTAGAGTTTTTTCACAAAACTTTCCTTGGTATTGGAGAGATCAAATGGTTAAAGATGATCACTACTGGTTTAATCATTCTTTCTATGACAATGATGAGATTCAATCTCCTCACTATGAAGAGTGGATTGTCCCTATTATAAAAAAATTAAAATGTAAGAAATTAATACAAGCAAGATGTAATATGATGACAAGAGAAGTTTTATATTCTTATACATCAGATTTACACACCGATTATGATTTACCTGAAGGTAAAACAGCTATTCTATATCTTAATACTTGTAATGGTGGTACATATGTTAAAGATAAATTTATTGCTTCTGAAGAAAATAAGCTTATAATATTTCCCTGCCAAACTCTACATAGAGGAGTTAGCCAGACAGACGTAGAAAGGAGAGCTGTAATAAATATTAATTATGTATAAGAAAAAGAAACAAATAGATAAATCAGGTAAGTATACAGTAATAGATGATTTCTTACCAAGACATCAATTTTTAGAATTAAAAAGTGCTATCATGCATGCAGACTTCCCATGGTATTACACACCAGATATAAATGAATTTGAAAAGAAAGATAAGTCTTGTTATTTTACTCACATGTTTTATGCGGGAGCAGTTTTTAAAAAATCAACACACTTTGATATTCTACTTCCTTTAATAGATAAAATAAATCCTAGAGCTTTATTAAGAGTTAAGTGTAATTTATATCCAGTAACAGCAAAACTAATAAAACATAAAACACATATTGATTATAACTATTCACACAAAGCAGCTATCTTTTCTATTAATACCTGTAATGGAGCTACTATTTTAGAAGATGATACTAAAATAGATTCAGTAGAAAATAGATTGTTATTGTTTGATGCTTCTAAACCTCATTCAAGTACATCTACTACAAATGATAATGCAAGAATAAATATAAACTGGAACTATTACTAATGCAATTTACTTACTACTACGTTAATAATTACCTGACTAAAGCTGAAATTAAAAAGATAAATAAAGAATTTGACAAAGCTCCTCAGCCATTTCATAAGCAAGCTCCTACTGTTAAATCATCAGTAGCTACACAAACAGGTTATTATAAAATACAAAAGATAAAAGACATTAAACAATCAGTTAGATGGATAAATAGAAAAGTATTTGGTTTTGATATTTACGACACTATTCATGACGATGTTATTCAAAATAAATATAAAGCTTCTAATAAGGGTCAATATAAATGGCATATAGATGGAGAACCGTATAGTCAAAACTTTACTTTAAAATTAACTACATTAATTAACTTATCTGAAAAACCTTATGAAGGTGGTATATTTAAACTGTTTGATGGTAAACCTATTCATATAAAAGAGTTTGATCAACCAGGTAGTATGATAGTATTTCCATCTTATTTTCTACACAAAGTAACTCCTGTAACTAAAGGAGAAAGAATATCGTGTACTATTTTTGAGACGGGCCCATGGTGGAAATAAAAAACATATACTCTTTAAATTTAAAAGCTATCCCTATAAAGATATATAAAACAAGCTTTAGCTTATCTGATGAATTTATAAACAAATTAAATAAAAAAGAATATTGCAAACAAAATACTAAACAAGGAACTAAAGGTGCTTTAGTAAGTAACAATACTCATGTGTTTAAAGATAAGTTTTTAGAACCTGTAAAAAAATTTATAGATAATATATCTAATACTTATGCCAAAGATGCGTTAGGTATAACCAATAAATTAATTAGAGTTAACGATTGGATATCTCTTTGTACAAAAGGACGTAGTCATCATGAACACCGACATCCTAATTGTTTATTTAGTGTTGTATTTTATGCTAGAATAAAAAGTGGAGCTCTAACGTTTTATATAGACAGATCTGCAATTGAAGAATCTTTTTACTTTGAATATGATATTAAAAAATATAATGAACACAATTCTAGTCAATGGACTATTCAACCTCAACAAGGAGATGTAGTAATTTTCCCTGGAGATCTTAGACATGGGACAACTCCTAATGAACATGATGAAAATAGAATTGTATTTGGAGCTAATTATTTTCTTACAGGAAAAGTAGGCAATGAACCTTATTCTACATATGTCATCAAATGATTTTAAACAGTTGCTTACTATTACAAAAGAAGCTACTACCAATCAGAAGAAGAAAGAACTTTGGGACGTAGAAGGAATCCTACACAACCAAAAACTTAAATTTGATTTACGTCCTTTAAAGAATTATGCAAAGGGAGGATCGTTTAAAACTAAAGCAGATAAAATAGTTTATGATGTAAAAGATCAATTTATTATTGTAGATACAGAAGAACTACATCAATATCTGAAAGATAATCGTTCAAAAGTAGTCCATTTATGGGAGTTGATCTCCAAGCTAGAGTGGAATATAATACTACCAAAAAATTAAAAACTCTATATAGTACGGGGTTTATGCTACAGAAACTTAACTTTAAACCAGGATTTAACAAACAAGCCACTGATTCAGGGGCTGAAGGCCAGTGGGTAGACGGAGATTTTGTTAGATTTAGATATGGATTACCTGAAAAGGTAGGAGGATGGCAACAGCTAACAGTAGCTGATGAAACACTACCTGGACCTGCTAGAGCTCAACATGCATTTAGTAGTTTTGGTGGTGAGAAATATGTAGCTATAGGAACAGCACAAGGATTGTTTCTATACTATGATGAAGCTTTTTATGACATTACTCCACTAGACGCACAGCTTAGTAACCCGTGTACTTTCGATACAGTTAACGGATCTGCTGATGTGACTGTTAATTGTACGGGTCATGGACTTGCTAACGGTAGATATATAGTTTTTAATGGAATGTCAGGAGTTCCAAATGGCTTTACAGCTGCTTCTGTTTTTACGGATGGAGCTTTTGAAATAAGAGACATAACTACCAACACATTTAAAATTACAACACCCGTCGCTGCATCTAGCCCAGGCGGTACAGCTACAGGAGCGGCAACTATTAAACCTTATGTTTTAGTAGGACCAACTTTTCAAACAAGAGGTTATGGATGGGGTACATATTTATGGGGCGACTCAACATGGGGAACGGCTAGAACTGTAAGCAACGTGACTCTGGATCCAGGAAACTGGAGTCTAGATAACTTTGGTGAAGTTTTAGTTGCTACAATATTTGATGGTAAAACTTTTACATGGAACGCTGGAGCAGCCACTCCTAGAACCGTTAGAGCTTCTACATCTACATCTGGTTTTTCTACATCGGCAAATCCAACAGCTACAAGAATGACGTTAGTATCAGATAGAGACAGACACTTATTTCACTTTGGAACAGAAACAACTATTGGCGATGTAACCACACAGGACCCGATGTTTGTAAGATTTTCTAATCAAGAAGATTTAAATACCTACGCACCAACTGCAACCAACACTGCAGGGAGCTTTAGACTAGATACAGGAAACAGGATCATAGCAGCCATTCAAGGTAAAGATTATGTATTCTGTTTAACAGATCAAGCAGCTTATGTAATTCAATTCGTTGGACCACCATTTACTTTCTCTGTAAGACAGGTAGGTACAAACTGTGGATGTATAGGACAGCATGCTGTCTCTTATGCAAACGGAGCTGTCTGGTGGATGTCAGCCGAAGGTGGATTTTTTGTATTTGATGGTACAGTTAAATCATTGCCTTGTTTAGTTGAAGACTTTGTATTTACCACAGATGGAGATAATCTTGGTGTTAACTATGGAGCTTCTGATATTGTTTATTCATCACCTAACGCTTTGTATACAGAAATTAATTGGTTCTATCCTAAAAATGGTTCCGAACAGATTGATAGGTGCGTAACATATAATTATTCAGAAAATGTATTCACAACTTCATCTATAGCTAGAACAAGTTATCAAGATCAAGGTGTGTATAGTTTACCATATGCTACAGATTATACAGCTACAGCGACGCCTGTTTTCGCTGGTATTAGTGGCTTAACGAATAAATATGGTGCATCTGTTTACTATGCTCATGAGGTTGGCGATGATCAAGTCAATAGTTCTGGCACTACTTCTATCGATGCATTTATTAAATCTGGAGATTGGGATATTACATCTAGACGAAGTCCGCTGGGTCAACAAACAGGAGTAGCAGACTACAGAGGAGATGGAGAGTTCTTTATGTCAGTTAAAAGATTTATACCTGACTTTAAATATTTACGTGGTAACTCTACAGTTACTTTATTTTTAAATGATTACCCAGATAACACAGCAGTGAGTTCACCTTTAGGTCCCTTTACAATTACTAAAACCACTGATAAAATAGATACAAGAGCTAGAGGTAGATTAGTAGCTATACAAATAGCTTGTACTTCTACAGGCGAAGCGTGGAGATACGGAACCTTTAGACTAGATGCACAACCGGATGGAAGAAGATAATGGAACAATATATAGACGAATATGGTAATCTACAATTTAGAACAGTAGGAACTAATAATTCATATCCTTTTAAATCTATGGCTGATATGGCTGCTGAAAATGAATTAGCTCTTGGTACTCAATTCAATACACCTGCAGACACTTTAACATCTCTACAAAATTTTCAAGAACCTTATTATCTTCCTAATCAAAAGATGCTACCTCCAAAATCATTAGGTTTTGATACTTCTTATGGTGTAGCTAATGAACCTGATGTTCCACAAGTAGCTTTACCGGGTCAAAGCCAAGGTATACCTTTTGCAACTCAAGCAAAAAATTTTGTTACTAACACTCTGCCTAATTTTATTAAAGGCGGTCTTAGTATGATACCAGGTGTTAGTATGATACAAAGATTAGATAAGTTTGATACGCTTCCGTATTTAGATAGACAGTTTATTAAATCTAATATGCAAGGAGGAGTACCAGGTATTTATGTAGATCCAAGAACAGGTTTGTTAAAAGATCAAAGAGGTAAAAATGTTAGAAGTCTTTTAGGTAACTATGCAGAATCTATTGAAAAAGATTATGAGAAACTATCAAATCAATTAGAAAAATCTAAAAAGAATTACACAGAAAAATATGGAGGTTTAGATGTTATTAATGAATATGGTAAAAATTGGTCAGAGATGAATAAAAACAATTTAAATAATTTTGAGTTCTTAACTAACATGAAGAGTAAAAAAGATAAACAAGAACGAGATTTCTTAGATAAAGTTAAAGCACAAGTTAAATCTGGAATAACAGCTAAAATAGGTCAATCACTTCACGGTGGTAACGACGGACCAAAAGATGATGGTGGTAATAAAGGAAATATAGGTTCTGATGGTGCAGACTATAGTTCAGCTGGTAAAACAGGAGCCAAAGCTGGATTTGGGTATGGTTTATAATGGCAAAAGTAACAGCATATATACCTGAACCTAAACCTGAGTATGAGGTAGATAACCAAAGACAAATTTTAGAAGCATTAAATACAATACAGCAACAACTTAATTTTTCTTTTCAACAAGATTTAAAAAACGAACAAGACGCATTTAATTATTTCTTAGCATGACCATACAATATAAAAATCAAGGTTTTAAACAAGCCGATGTAAATAAAGCTACAGTGCTTACTTGTCCTACTGATGGATCAATTATAATTAAAAGTGTATATTGTGCAAACAATGATGCATCATCAGGTGTTTTGGTAAATATGAATTTTGTTGACTCATCTGATTCAAACACTGAATATGAATTTTTTAGAGATGAGGTAGCGGCTAAATCTCAAGTAAATGCCTCACCTCAAGGCTTGAATTTAGAAGCAGGTGATGCTATAACTGTAC